AGAAAATGTAACATATCCTATAATAACAGTTATTGATGACGGTAGTGGAACTATAAAAAGATTAGGTATGCAAAGTATTTTACAATCATATTCATTCACCATACAAATTAGAATCTGGGCAAGAAACATGAAAGAGAAAGATTCTCTTTTTAATCAAGTTTTTGAGCAATTGAGAACTCACCAATTTTTATCAGGTGGAAGTAGAGAAGCTGGAATTCATGATTTTAAAATAGATAGTGTTGTGAATGTTGATGAAGAAGGCGAACAAGGTATTAAAAGTAAAATAATTAGAGTTAAATATATGTATATAACAGAATAGGAGGAAAAATAACATGGCACTTTTTGTAGGAGACCAAAGCAAAGTCGTTATGATATCAGAATCAGGAACTTATGCTAATACTTCAGGAACAGGATTATGGATAGGTCTAGTTCAAGACCATAATCCAGATGAAAGTATGGGTGTAATACCAATTAGATATCAAGGAGCAGCATCAAGAAACGTTAGTGTATTTTCTGATGGACCAATAGATGTAACAGGAACAGTAACTTATTATCCACAGGATTGTAGACTTTTAGGATATGCTTTAGGAAGTATATATTCAGTATCTGGATTGATATGTTCACATTATTATTCTGAAGCAAATTCAGCAACTGGAAACGCATTTACAGCAGGAGTTAAAGCACCTTTTATGAGTTTTACTTTAGAAGATAGTAATACTTTAGTAATAGGTTCAAATTTTAATAGAACATATAAAGGTTGTGTTGTAGATTCATTCAAAATATCTTCAAAACAAGGAGAACCAATATCTATTGATGTTAATTATATTGCTCAATCAGTAACATATGGTTCTGGTGCAACTACAGCAGTTACAGCATCAACTTTAAGACCTTTTATGTGGTCTGATACTAAAGTTATGATTCCATCAGGAACAGCATATGATGAAGTAACTGAATGGGATTTATCTGTTAAAAATAATGTTCAATCAACACATTATTGTAATGGAAGTAGAGTTACTTCTATACCAATACCAACTAATAGAGACTATGAGTTTAATATGACTTATCAGGCAAATTCTGAAAAGACTAAATCACTTGTAGAACAATATTATTTTGGCGGTTCAGAATTTAATATGATGTTACCAACAATTGTAACTTTAGGAAGTAGAGATGTTACAATAACTTTAAGCGGTTGTAAAGTAACAAGTCTTTCAACTCCATCACCAGTAGAAGGAATTATTGAACAAGATGTTACAATAACTGCAAAATCAGCATCTGCAATAGAAACAAATGTAATTTTAAAGATGACACCGTGGTAAATATGATAAATATTTTTTTATTATTTATTTTAATTTTATTTTGGATTTTAAGTAGTTTATATAATAGTATTCTACTTAAAATAGTATTTATTGTAGCATGGTTTGTATTATTTTATATAACTATAAAAAACATTAATGGGGTAATAAAATGGAAAAAGAATTACAAGTAAGCATAAGAATGGTTAAAATAAAAGAAATTAAGTTTTTGGATATGATGAAATTAGATAATACTAATAGAGAGTCATCATCAAAAGCAATTTTAAAGTTAGGAACTGATTTAACAGACCAAGAAATAGAAAATTTATCAGCTCGTGATGGATTAAAAATAACTCAAGAAGTTAATGAGTTAAATGGATTTACAGAAGTAGCAGATTTTCCCAAGCTCTAAGTCTTAGAGAGAAACAATCATTATCTGAATTAACGATAGCAGATTATTTCAAATGGGATTTAGAGCATATAAGAGCTTTAACTTGTTGGGATATAAAGATGATTAAAGTATATTTTAAGAAAATAGAGAGAGAAAATAGAAAAGCTCAAATGAAATCTAAACAGGTAAAAAGATAATGGAAGACAATAAAGTTGAAATTATTATTAAGGCAATAGATGAAGTTAGTGCAACCACTAAAGAAATCGAAAATAAGATTGCTGGTATGTCTAAACAAATTGAAACGTCTTCTAAAAATATGGTTAATTCATTTCAAAAAGGTATAGGTTCATTAATTGCTATTGGTAATGCTGCAGCTTCTGTTGAAAGAATATTTAGTAGTTATCAAAATTTACAACTTAGATTAGAGAATGCTGCAATAAGAGTTGAAGAAGCTCAAAAGAATCAAAGAGATGCACAATATAATTTAAATAAAGTTATGCGTGATGGAACAAGTACAGCTGAAGATATAGCTAAAGCTAAAGACGATTTAGACACAGCCACTAATAGAGTTACGGTAGCTTTAAATAATGAGAAAAGAGCACATGGTCAAATTCTAGGAACATATATACAAATGGGTGTTCAAGTTGCAGTATTAGTAGCTAGTTTACCAGCATTATGGACAGGAATAGTTGGATTAACTACGGCAGCATGGGCTTCAGTTCCAGCTCTTGGTGGAATGGCGGCAGGATTTTTATCAATTTCAATAGCTGGTGCTCCTTTATGGATAGTTCTTACAGCTATAATTGCTGCAGTTGCAGCAGTTGCTGCAGGTATAGCATATTTAGTAAATAAATTTGGTGGTAAAAAAATAGCACCTTTTGATACTGATAATGCTGAACAATATAAAACTAGTCTTCCAGAAATAAAAACTGAAGTAATAGACCTTAGTAGTAATGTAAAAAATTTATCTTCTGAGTATGATAATTTAGGATATTATTTAGATAATATAAAAGCAAAAACTGAACCTGCTAAAACTGCATATCAAGCATTAAGTGATAAGATAGATGAACAAAAAAATGCTATATATAATTTAATGTTAATTAGAGGAGAAAATACAGTTTTAACATCATTAGAACGTGAAGAACTTAAAAAATTACAAGATGCATTAGCAGCAACTGTTTCTAAATATGATGCAGTTACAAATGCAGCAAATAGGGCAGCTGATGCACGTTCAAGAAGATTTGATATTGGTGGTTCAGGTGGTGGAGGATATTATCAAGGAGTTAAAATTCAAGAACAAGATTCATCTGGCAATTGGCATGGAGTTGGTGATTGGGCATCAAAAGGAGTTATGAAAGTTAATGATTTTATGATAGCTCCAGGTGGACAGCCGATGCAGATAAATCCTAATGATACTATAATAGGATTTAAAGGAAGAAATCCTATGGCTGGTGGAATGAATATCACAATCACAGGTAATAATATTTATGGTGTTGATGCAGATAATATAGCTGATGCAATCCAGAAAAAATTAACAAATATGATAAGTGTGTGCTAAATGGTAACATATTCGAGAGTTGAGGTAAATGGAAAAAAGTTTGAAGACTTTAAAACTGCTAGTATAACTAAAGCTACAGGTGATAGTAATTATACTAGCAACTTTACTTTAGCTTATGAGAATTGGGGCGGAATATATAAAAACGCTTGGAATATTGGCGATGAAGTCGTTGTTTCGATAGGAAGCCAATACCCTTTGGGAGATGGCTTAATATTAAGATTCGACGCAAATGATTCTGTAAATAATGTTGGAAATGACTTTGATTTAACAGATGGACTTGTATTTCACACTGATTTAGATAATAATACTTTAGATAATGCAGTCCCAGAAAGAACAACGCCTTATCCACAACCAATTGCTTGGTATCCTTTAGATGGTGATGCTAATGATATTTCAGGATTTGAAAGACATGGAACAGTAGTAGCTGGTGGATTTTCTTCTGCTAGAGGTAAAACTGCTTTTGTAGTAGGTTCTGGAATTTCTGATTATATAGCTTTACCTAATACAGTTTTATCTGGATTAGGAAATTTTACTTTAAATTTTTGGACTCAAATAGATGTTAATGATAATAATTATTTTATAAGTTCAGTTAGAACTGATAATGTTAATGAGTTTCTTTTAGGAGTATTACCTACAGGAAGTTTATTTGGAACAACATTAGGAAGTGCTACTGGAGGAGGATATACGCCTTTTTCATCAGGAACTTCTTTAAAATTATACGATAATGAATGGCATAATATAAGTTTAGTTAGAAGTGGAACTACTGTTTCTAATGCTATGTTATATATTGATGGTGCATTAATTGACACAGTTGCCTGTGGCAGTGGTATCATTAATGCACCTAGTGGAAATACTGTAATGTTAGGGCAAGAAGCTGATATATTCCCAATAAGTGGTTTACAAACTTCACAAAATTTATTTGGTAAGTTACAAGATTTTAAAATTTATGATAGAGCTTTAGATTCTACTGATATATATGATATATATGAAAGTGGAAGAAAGGTTGGAGATTTTAAATCTAATGAATTAGCATGGTATAAATTAGATGGTAACTTATGGGATAGTTCTACTTATGGTTTTACTGGAAGATTAGGTTCTGCTATAACTTATGATTCAGCAGGTAAGATAGGTTCTTGTTTACATTTTTCAGCAGCTGGAGGTTCAGCATTTGTAGATATAGGAAATAATAATATTTTAATGACTACACTTGCGGGTACTGGACCAAAGAGCGTAGCTGCATGGATAAATCCTGCAGATATATCTGCAGGTTATGCTTGGGCTTTAGCAATAGGTTCTGGAGTAGCAACTCAATCAATAGGATTAGGACGTAAAACTGGAAGTATTGTTTATTTAGGATATGGTGCTGATTATTTATATAATGCTAATTTACAATCTGGAATTTGGGTTCACGCTGTAGCAGTATATTCAGGAACACAGACATTTGGATATTATAATGGCTCTTTAATTGGCTCTACTACTACAAATTTTAATACTGGAAGCACAGTAGCATATTTAGGACAACAAACAAGTTTAACACAATATTGGAACGGTAAAATAGATGATGTAAGAATATATCCTTATGCTATAAGTTCTAGTGATGTAGCTTTTATATATAATTCTGGCTCAGGTACAGATTTACCTTTATCAAATTATGATAATGGTAAAATAGGAAATGCTGGAAAGTTTAATGGATATAAATGTTCTGTAAATTATCCACTAGATGATAAATATAATTTTGACGTATCTCAATCATTTTCTTATAGTTGTTTTATAAAAATAAGTTCGCAATCTTCCACTAGTAAGATGATTATGAATACTATTCCAAATTTAAATCCATATACAGGAACTAGTTTACATCTTAGAGATTTAAATACTAATTTTCCAAAATTTACTGTTCAGATAATAACAGATTTAACACAAAGAATTGAAGCTACTTATCAAGCTAATATAAATGATAATAATTGGCATCATATATGTTTTACATATAATGGCAATTCTAAATTATCTGGAATAAAAGTATATGTTGATGGCAGACTTATTTCAATTAATACTGCATATTATGATAATATAGGTACTACTATAAAATCACAAAGAGCACAATTATCAATAGGACATAGAACATTTAGTAATACTGGAGATTTTGATGGTAATATAGACGATGTTAGAATATATAATAAAGAATTAACACCTGATGAAGTTACTTCATTATTTAATAAATTAAATACAGGAGGATATTTTTATGGTAAATAATTTAGTTGCATGGTATCCTTTAAGATATACAGCAGATGATTATGCTGGTTGTAAGCATGGAAATGTTGTAGGAGTTCCTAGAGAATCAGCTTGGTATAGATTCACAGGAGATGTTAAAGATAGTTCTGGGTATGGAAATAATGGCAGTGATTTTAATATAACATATATGCAAGATGGAGATTATTTTGCAGGATTATTTAATGGTGTAAATAGTTATGGAAATATTAGTCATAATACTAATTTACTTAATAATCTATCAGGAGTTAATCCTAAAAGTGTTTTCTTTTGGGTTAAACCTATGGCTTATCCAACTGATTCATTTGCAGGTTTAGTAAGTTTAGGTTCAAATAGCAATAATAGTATGTTTTCTATTAATTATGCATCTAATGGAAGTTTATATTATAATGGTGGAAGTAATCCAATTATAATAGGTTCTTTAGCTTTAAATGAATGGGCTCATGTAGGAATGACATTTTTAAATGGTGCAGTTCAAGTTTATAGAAATGGCTCTTTACTTTCAACAGGAAGCAGAGCTTGGAAATTAAATCCTATATCTGGAACTATTGGAATGTTAATGAATGGTTCAGGATTCTTTAATGGATATATGGATGATATTAGAATATATAATGATTATTTAAAACCAACAGAAGTTTTAAAATTATATAATATTGATAATGGAACAGATTCAGCTTTAAGTCTATGTTCTTCAGGAGTTGCTATTTTTGATGGATATAATGATTATGTTAATTGTGGAAATAGACAATCATTTGTGATACCTAGTGGGACTTTAGCAACTTGGATAAAAACTTCTGATGCTGGAACTTTTAAACGAGGATTAATTGTAAAATCATTATCATATAATTTGTTTTTAATAGATAATAAACCAGGATTCTATAACTGGGGGTCTGGAACTTCTGGCGTTCAAATTCAATCAGCAGTTACAGTAAATGATAATGCTTGGCATCATATAGCTTTAACTTATGCAGATAAAGTTGAAAATGGAGCTAATATTTTTGTGGATGGTAGTTTAATTCTTACAAATACTATAAATTCATCAAGCGATTCACAGCCAATTTATTTAGGATGTGGAGGTTCATTAGATGTAAATAAAATACAATATTATGGTGGGGAAATGAAAGATACTAGAATATATAGTAATATTTTATCGCAAACTGATATTAAAAATTTATATAATAATGGCTCTGGAATAATTACAAAGAATATAGGGTGGCAATATGAGTAAAGAATATGTATTTGATGGAGAAGATGATTACATAAAAGTTACTCCTATTAAAGCTATAAAAACAGATAAAGGATTTTCTTTTACTACATGGTTTAATGCTGATAGAGTTGTTCAAGGTTCATCAGGTTATCCTAATGGAAATAGAATATTTACTCAAAATAATGCTCCTGATTATACAAATATTTTTTTACCTGGAAGTTTTGACCATAATATAACAGGAAGTTCATGCGACCATACAAGAATAAGATGGCAAGGGTATAATCCATATCCAACTAGTGGAGGAACTTTTTATTCAAATGCTAGTATATTTGCAGGAAGTTGGTATCATTTAGCTTGCACTTATCAACCGCCAAGTGGTGGATTTATTTATATTGATGGTGCATTAGATTCATCTGGAACAGTAATGTTGGCTGATAATAATACTGCAAATATATGTATAGGTGGAAATTTTGTTAGTTCTACTGTTGTTGATTATCCATTCCAAGGTAAAATGAAAGATATAAGAATTTATGAAAAGTTATTATCAGCTGATGATATTTCTATGATTTATAATAATGGCATAGGTTTAGATATTAATAATTCTGGAAAAGTATTAATAAGAGGAATGTTAGAAGACCAAGATTTTGCAGCAAAAGAGCAAAGAAGTGATGTAAGTTTAAGAGGTAGAGATTACGGAATGCTTCTTCAGGATATAACTATTCCGCCAGAAGTTTATACTAATGAAGAAATATCAGAAATAATAATTGATTTAATGAAAAAATATTGCACATGGCTAACTTATAATAATGTTCAAAATACAGGAATAACATTACCAAGACAAGTATTTAATCATATAAGTTTATTTGATGCATTAAAAGATTTATCTAATTATTGTAATTATACTTTCTATGTTGATAATAATAAGGATTTACATTTTGAACCTAGAGCAAGTTATAATAGCGGATATACATTAGACAATTCTAATACTATAACAGCTCAATGGAAAAATACTAGAAAGGAATTAGCAAATAATGTTTGGGTTTATGGTGATAAACAATTATCGACTTGGAAAGAAATGTTTAATGCTTTCCCATTAGGTAGTACTTTATATTTAGGAAGTATAGCACCAACTTCAGGCGGTTATATTTGGATATATACAGGAAGTAATCCTACACCTAATGGTAGTTATTATAGTACAGGTAGTCAAGCTACAGCAGGTAGTGTATATAATATTTATTCAACTGGTTCAGTTTATACATTGCAATATAATCCATCAAATACTCAAGTTGAAAGATTGGGAAGCGTTATAAAAGGTGGAGTTGCAGAAATGTCATTAGGTTCTGGAACTCAATATTTAGTAGATTATCAAGATAAAAATATTATTCTTGTATCTGGTGTAGGATTTGGAAATAATGTATATAGTAATGGTAGTATAATTATTACTTATGATAGAAGCTTACCAATAATAAAATATAGTATTGATAGAGTTAGTGAAGATTATTATGGACCTAAAGATAAAGTAATAATTGATAAATCAATTAAAGATGCTAAACAAGCTGAAACTGTAATGAGAAATGAATTAAGTATATTATCAAATCCTAAAACTGAAGGAACATTAGCTTTAAGAAGTGAGAATGAATATATTCCAGGACAATATGTATTATGCAATTTTCCTAATGAAGGAATAGGAAGTAAAGCATATGATATATTACAGGTTGATTATAAATTAGATAAAGTATCTTTATTATCTGATAATTATTTACAGTTAAAACTTAATCAAAGAATAAAAACTTTAACAGATGAATTAACACAGATGAAAAAAGATTTATTGAAAATTCAATCTGGTGAAATAGATAATGCTGATTTATTAACTAGATACGAAAGTTTTGATGGTTCAGTAGCACCTAAAGCTCATTATAATATTTATCAAAGAAGTATTGGAACAAGTTTTGTAATGGGAAATTTAAACTTAGCAAGAATAGGAATAAGTGCAATTGGAAGTTCAGGACTTGCATCTTGGGCTTTAGTAACTTCAGGAGGAGATTATTAATGGTTATTACAAATGTAGGATTAAGCGGATTAACATTATTAATGGCTGGTTCAAGTACACCACCTGCGTATATAGCAGTTGGTATAGGTAGTAAAACTGAATTAAATACAGTAAGTTCATTATCAGACATAAAAGTTATATTACCTTTTTCATCTAGAGATATTTCAACATATAAAAATATAACATGGACTTCAGATTTTAGCAGTGTATTAATGTCAGGATTAAGTTTTAAAGAATTTAGTCTTAATACAGGAAGTCCTGCACAGGAAGCTTGGCATTATGTTAATTTAGGTAATGGTGTAACTTTTGATGGTTCTAATGAATTAAGAGTAGAATTACAATGGAGAATAATATAAATGGCATACAATAATGTACCTAATGGTAGTATTTTTTACGCTGCAGATTGGGCAAGTTTTCAAAATCATAATCATACATCTGAAGTTAGAGAAGGAAGAAATTTAAATGCTCTATCTTTTGTAGCTGATAATATGCTAGAAGGAGTACCAGAAACTTCTTATAGACAACTTCAAGTTACAACATTTACTAATAGAGATAGATTAGCAGCAGATTATTTTAATATAGGTAGTGGAAAAAATTATACTGTTAGTCCTCCTAATTCAACTAGTATTTATAATTCATCATCATATATTGGAAGGCATTTAACCAATCAAGCTTCTGGAGATACAACCTATAATCCAGATGGAGCTACATGGGAAGAGAATGCATTTGACGATAATGATGGTACACCTGCACAAGTTTATGGTGCTTTTAGTGGTTTGGTAGGTAAGACTTTAGGAAAGATATTTTCAACACCTAGATATATAAAATCAATTAGATTAAATGTTTGGGTTGGAACTGAGACTATAATTAATACTGGTATGACAATAGTTCTTAAAACCTACGATGGTTCTACTTGGAATACCGTGACAACTTTAGCATCTAGTGGAAGTGAAGAGGCTTTCAATATATCTTATAATGATGTTTATACTTTAAATTCTACAGTTCAAGGAATAGCTATTTATATGACAGTATATAATAGAGGAACTCCAGATATAGATGATTTTAGATGGTATACTATAAGTTATGGAGTTTGCGAAAATACTTATGTGGTTTGTAATAATATTTTACCTTTAGATGGTTCAGAAAAAACTTGTTTAGTATATGCAAATAATTTATTGCCTGGAAGTACGTCTATGAATGTAAATTTATCAGATGGAACAAATACTATTTATAATCAAACTTTAGGTCAGATTATAAATATAGGTTCTTTATCTACTGGTAGTCTAGGATTAATTTTTAATTTAAATACTACTAATGGTAGTTATAGTCCTTCATTTTACGGTTATGGGGTGTATATTAACAAATGAGCTTTAATGATATAGGTAATGGAAGTAGTTTTACATCTACAGATTGGGATAGTTTTCATAATCATAACCATACAAATAAAACTAGAAATGCTCAATATTTAAATTCTAGAGCAATTTGTAACTCTGAATTTTTATTAGGAATACCTCAGCAATCATATCAGCAATTTAAAGCAACAACATTTACTAATCAAGATTTTTTAGCAGTAGATAAATTTACAACTGCATCAGGTGCTAATAGTACATATTCAGGTGGAACTGCTATTTGGACTGGTAGTTATTATACAAGTTCTACATCTGGAACTAATATTGATACAACTTACAGTACTATTAATAGAGGTGTATGGGCTAATGTAGAATCAGCTTTTGATTATAATGATAGTACATCTGCATCTTTTTTAAGATATCATGAAGACCCTTACGGTGCATATGATACAACAGGAAGATTAGGAAAAACTTTTTCAGCTCCAAGATATATAAAATATGTTAGAATAAAAGTTTCAGGTTGGGTAAGTTATTATTATAATTATAAAACAGTTGCTATAAATTTATATACTTATAATGGCTCTACATGGACATTTGTTGCACAAATAGCATATTCAAGAGTTGGAACAGGATATTCACCTTATGCCCAATATAATGATTATTATAATTTGGATGCAACAGTTCAAGGAATAGCAGTAGAAATAGCAACAGATACTAATGATTTAACAGGTGGTGACACTTTAGGTGGAAATATATATGAGCTTTCTTATTCTGGATTTGTAGACTCAACAATGATTACAAAACCTTTACTACCTTTAACAGGAAGTGAATTTACAGCTACAACTTATGTAGATGCTAATCTGCCTGCTGGAACTAGTATAAATATAGATTATACTGATGGAACAAATACAATATCAGATTGTGTTATAAATAAATCTACAGATATTTCATCATTAAGTTCTGGAAGTATTGGACTAACATTTAATTTTACAAGCAACGGTTCACTTACTCCAAAGCTTTTAGGATATGGGGTGTATATTAACAAATGAGCTTTAATCAAATTACAAATGGAAGCGTATTATATAATGAAGATTGGGAAAGTTTAGCATATCATTATCATACAGGAGCAGAAAGAGATGGTGAATTATTAACAAAGCAATGTTTTTCACAAACACAAATTGTTGCAGGAATTCCTCAAAACGCTTTTCAATTAGTTCAAGCTGTAAACTTTACTAATGGTGGGAGATTAGCAGCAGATGTATATACAGACAGTAATGGTAGAAATAATACAGTTACTGGTGGAACAGGAAGTTTTTATAGCAATAATTATGTATGCCCATTAAGTGCTGGTAGTTATGTAAATTCAACAGTAATTCATTCTGGATTATTAGCACTTGATTCAAATACAGGTGGATTTGTTATTTATGGAAGAACTTTATTAGAACCTTCAACTACAATAACTGCAACTGTATCTAATGGTACTATAACTCATAGTGGATTAGAATTAAATACTTCTAATATAGCTAGTTTAAAAACTGGTAGTTTAATATTAACTTTTAATTTAAATACAACTAATAAAGCAAATACGCCACATTTATATGGCTATGGAGTGTATCTACTAAAATGAAAACAACAATACCTATGAGCAAGAAGCTTCAAGAGAAGATTCAAAATGAAGGAATTGAGAAAGATGTATTTAGTCATATACAGAAACTAAATACATTTGAAACTTTATTTTATTGGATTATTGATACTAAATTTAGAACTTCTGTTAATTTAAAATCTTGGCTAAAAGAGCAAGACGGTAATGCTCAACTAGCAAAGATTGTAGAAGATAATGGATGGAAGAATATTAAAAATAAAGATAATAGAGTACTAGCTATTTTAAAGTTCTTCCAAAATGGGAAATATTTAACTTATACTGGAGACCTGAAACAATATGAGCGTACTGACTATTGGGCAACAGTTAAAGAAACTTTGGCTACTCAAAAAGGAGATTGCGACGACGGTGCTATTCTTGTTTATCACGCTTGTCGTCTCGCTGGAATTGACGATACCAGACTTTATTTGGTGGCTGGTGATGTCATTGGTGGCGGTCACTGTTATCTTGTGTATGTTGCAGATGATGGAGTAGAATATCCTATTGATTGGTGTTATTGGGCTGATAAATCTTTAACTATGTTAGTTCCATATTTTAATAGAGAAGATTATTATTATGGAGAAAAGGAATGGTTCAGAGTAAATTGTTCTGGATTATATAGACAAAAGGAGATGAAAATATGACTAAATTTAGTTGGAAAGGATTTGATTGGAAGAAATTATTAATGGGCGTTAAGAGACCAGCTATTGCTTTAATTGCAACAGGTTTGGCATCTTTAGCATTAGAGCCACAATGGGCATGGGTAGCAGGAATATCAGCAGAAAGAGTTTGGGCTACTATTGAGTTTTATTTACAAGAATAAAATATAACTCACCTCTCAGAACATCCCCCAGAAGAGTTCAGGCAAACCCCGCCTTATAGGCATTCTTTCTCTTCTGGGGTTTTCTTTTAATTATATAATTTAATTAATAAGATTTATATATAACATAAAATATATTATTATTATATGAAAGATATATATTCTATGGTTAAACAGGAAGACAGGGTTCAGTTACAATTTAAGAATCCTATTACTCGTCAAAGTCTTAGCTTTACAATGCGTAATATAACTCTTGAGGAAGCTTATAGTAAATTTCTTTTTATTGCTAAAGAGCTTGAAAAGCAAGATGAAGTTAGGCTAACGATATATAATACAAAGAATAGACCAAAGGTGATAGAAAATGCCAAAAAGACAATTAACTGAAGAAGAAAAGACAATAACAAGAAGAAATGTAGATAAACAAAAAGAGCTAATAAGCTATTACGGTTTCATAATTGACTATTATGAACTAGAGTTAAACAAAGGAATTGGTGTAGCTTTAGAAGAAAAGAGAAAAGAATATGCTGATAAATTAAATCAGTATAAAAATAAAACAGATGCAAAATCACAATATGAATTTGCTAAAGCTGAATTAATGTTAAAGACAGGTCTTACTCAGAACTCAATGAAGCAGATTAGAGAATATACAGAAACAATAAAAGCAGCAAGAGCAGACTTACAAATGGCTCAATTTGCAATAAGAGCAGGAGAAGACCAGTTAGAAAATGGTGTAGAAGTAGCATATAATAAAATTAAAAGAAGAAGAAAGTAGGAGGATTAACGATGGAAATTATAAGACCACAAACACAGGCAGAAAAAAGAGATTTTAGAAACATTGAAGGCAAAGATTATAGAAAAGAGTTTGAGGCTAAACTTAATGATTTTGAACAGCAATGTATGAGAAAATATATACCTTTTTGTAGTAGATGTGCAAGATATGAATACTTAGATAAGATTGATAGTATTGTCAAAGAACAAGAAAGAAGCCAAGGATTTGTAGATTATAGCAGTGATGCTTTTAAAAATATAACAGTAGATTTTAATAAATACTGTGACGCTTCAAGGTTTAATCTATTAGTATCTGCTGAAGTTTATGAAGGTAAAATGGTAGATGGACAGAAAGTTAGTGTTCATACAGGCTTTAATGAAGACTTTAAATGTAATGTTAGAGGCTGTGGAATAACTGTCAATGTTCCTTTATCAGTAGCAAATGAAAGAAAAATAAAGAAGTAAAATTTACTTCTTTTTTTATTTTAAATTTATTATTTTCTTAGCTGTATTTTCCCAAGTTAAAAACATAACAGAATCTCTAGCTATTTTTCTTTTAAGGTCTAAGTCTTTACTATTAAATGCTTCTCTCATCTTCTTTCTTAAATCTGTTATACTTGGCATAGCCCACTGTGTTTCTTCATACATAATATTATTAGGTTTAACTAATTTATAATCAATTAGCCATCCATTATCATTATCTACAAAGTCTATCTGTCCGCCAAAATTTGTTACTATGGCTGGAAGCCCACATGACAAAGCTTCGGCAACTGGTAAATTGAAAGCTTCACCCATTGTAGCACTTACAAACACATCACCTTGTTGATATATCTCTTTTATTAATTGCTGTTGAGATATAGGCTGGTCTGTTATCATAACACAAGGTCTTTCATCTTTAGGTTTTGATAAGTTTAATGATTCAATTGCTGCAACTATATTGAAATCTGGATTATACACCTTATTGATTTTTAATAATAGTTTAACCTTTTCATCCTTATTAAATTCTTCAACATATGCTTTTATTATATATTGCATTCCTCCTCTATCATTTAATGCATCTGCCCAACCTTTATGTGCTAAAAATATAAAATCTTCATCTCTTTTTTTTCCTGGAATAAAAGCTTTTACATCTACACCGTGAGGTATTATTTCTATTTTTCCTCTAATTGTTTTATCATCTGTAGTATTATATATAGCTTCTTTAGTATGATTACTTGCTACAAAGATATATTTAATTCTTTTATCTGATAAATGTTTTAGCCAAAATGTTGGTATAGATGTTCCTTCCCATATAACAAATTGTGCAAAGTTTTTACTATTAATAAGATATGGCGTATTTAGATGTGGAAGATTTATATAAATATCTAATCTATTTTCAGCATCTTCTAAAGTTTTTTCAATAGCTATTTTTTCAACTTCTGTTACCTGTGTTTGCCAAGCAGAAGGCAATTGCTCTTGGCTTAATTTTACATTAGGATGCTGATTGATTAAAGCATTTAATAAGCTTCTAGTATGTGAAGCATATCCTGTCTGTCCAAATATATTACCTATTATGTTAATTTGTTTCATTGTAATACCCTCTTTTTATATTTTGATAAGAAATCACCGTGTTCTTTTGTTAAATTTCTGAGCCATCTTTCAGTTGTCTTTTGGTCTAAAGCTACTTTTTGTGCATAGTCTGGAAATCTACATCCACCACTGGGTGTCTGTAAATGAAATGCTTTAGCAGTTATATCAACTCCTAATTTATAGCCTTTTAATATAGCTTGTAAACTAAACCAAAGTTCTTCTCTAAATCCAACAAAGCTTAAACTTTCAGGATATTTAATCTTCTTTTCTATCTCTGATAGATATACTGCATTGCTTCTAAAGTTAGTTGCAGGTATTATATTTGATATTCTATCATCTTCTGATTTAATATAACTATAACCACAATCATCTTTATATTCTATTATATTACCATCTTTATCTAAAGACATATCATTTATAATAGGCTTAACAAAGCTAGGCTGTCTCTCCCATTCTGCCATAGGCATATTGGGAGTTACGCCAGACATTAAATCATATCCTTGATTTATACCATTAATCATTTTTAATAGATAATCTGATTCTAATATTACATCATCATCTATTCTAGCTGAATATTTATTTTCATATGTATTATTCTTTATTAATAAATTTCTAATAAAGCAAACTCCTCTAGGTAAATCATTTCTTACAATTTTAATTCTATGTCCTTCTTGTTGAAGTCTTGCAATTATGCTCATTAAGAAATGACATGATTGAACTGGTGTTTGACTTTCATCGCCTATTATTATGTCAAAATCTTGATAAGATTGAGTGCGTAAAGATTGCAAACACAATGCAAGTTCTGAATGTCTATCCCTTGAAGCTATTTGTATTGTTATTCTATTATTCATTTTTATCCACCTCTAATGTAATATATAACTGCGGTTGCTGATTTACTTTTCCCTCATGGTCATCAATAACCTCAATAATTTTATAATATGCTTTTCCTATCATATCCTTAACATTTTGAACTGCATAGCTATCATATGCTCTATCAAATTGTTGAAAACATAAAGGACTTACCGAACGCCTATGACTAAAATCACCCCATGCTAAAAATGGAAAGTTAGGATGTGGTACTATTATTTTTATCTTACTACCATTAACACATATTCTATGCATTTCTTTCATTAAGAAATAAGCATCTTGTACGTGTTCTAATACATGACTACAATAAACTTCATCAAAACTATTATCATCAAATGGTAGTCCTTTATCAACATCTCTAACTATATCAGGATTACATAAAGGGTCTATATCTAAATTGACCCAGCCTTCTCTCTTTCTATTTCCACAACCGATGTTAAGCTTTCTTAATTTTTCCATTTTTAGTCCTCGGAAACTTTACATATTCTGTTTCTGTAGTTTTTGCCTTACTAAAAATAGCTTGTACTCTATCCCATAATGTTTTATCTTTCTTTGTTGTTTTCATTGATTCCACCTTTCTTCATATTTTGTTCCTTTATATTTTTCTAAAAAGTATGCTTTATTTTGGTCTGATGTAATTCCCATACGCATTACAGTTTGACTTCCTTTATGGAAGCATATTATATCATTTACTTTTCCAATCTTAAATCCTGCTTCTACTGCTCTTACACAGAAATCTACATCTTCCCAATTACCTTTAACAAAGTTTTCATCTAATAAACCTATCTTTTGCAATACTTCTTTCTTAATATAACTCATATAAAATACTACATGGTCTTCTTCAGGTTTAGATGAATCTACATCTCCAACAATATCAAAACCTTGTGAAGCTTTATCTTTTAATTGTTCTAGCCAATTTGGATATAATATTATATCATCGTTTAGAATACAAATTCCATCAATATGTTCAGCATCAAAACATCTTAAAGCTCTATTAACTGCAGCTGCAAATCCTGCATAATCATTTTTTATTATCATTAAATCATATTCTTTTTGTCTTGTATTAACAAAAAGACTATCTAATGTTTCTTTTAGATTCTCTTCATTACCTGCTACAGTTGGTATTATTATTAAGGTGCTCATATTTTTATCTCCGTGTGTTTTATATTTTTTCTATATAATTCCAATGCGTGTAAAAAGCTTTTAACCATTATTTTATATGTCAATGGTTGTCCGTTAAGACTAGCATCTACTCTTTCTATCTCATCAATATCTTCTCTTCTGCTCATTGTTTCACCCCTATTATTATCTGGTCTTTAAATAAGAAATTGTCTGGTGTTGGTTTTACTTTTATACCAGCTAATTCTATTTGCTGTATCCACCATTCTTTACTTTGTTTAATTTTATGAGTCTTATCTAATTCTAAATTAGGGTCTCCTAATACTGGAACTGATATTAAAAAGTTCTTACCTAAAGTGACCATTTGTTTTAATACAGATAAAAGGTCTTTCTCGTTAAGATGCTCTAACACGTCATATGCAAATATCAGGTCAAAGTAATCTTCTTGCTTAAATATATTAGATAATTCTTCAGCTTTTCCATTCATCATCATATGCTGATATTTTTTAAACGGTGTATTTTCAATAGCCCATTTACTTATTTCTAAACCATAAGTTTGTACTCCAACTTCATTTAGGCTAAATAATCTTAATCCTACACCAGCACCTACATCTAAAGCTGTCTTAGGTTTAAAATATTCTTTCCATTGTACTGCTTCTAAGAAATGTTTAGTTTCTAATCCCATTCTTCTTTGAAAATATATCTGCTCTGATAGATTTTCAAGTTCAAAATATTTTATTATTACAGGCGGTAAATCATTTAAATCAATAGCTTCATTAGGATATAAGCCTGTTATGTGGCTTGAATACCACCATCTTAAAAACTCTGCATTATGCATATTACTTTTCAATTTATGATTTTCATATTTAGCTTTTATTTCCATGACAGATTTACTATATGCAAAATGCCAGATAGTAATTTTGTCATAGTTAAACTGCTTTTTATTTGCAATAGAACTTAATACTGGATGCTCTACTTCTGGATATAATAAGTCATTAGTTATGTAAAATAGCCTACCTAAACACCAATGCTCTTTTTGAGTAGTATCTTCATGCATTAAATCCTTTATAGTATGCCTCATTTTAACATGATATATTCCAGGTTGCATGGTTTGAATATCAGTTTTAAGTTGTTTAATATCATCAACAACTTCATCTGGGTCTAATACTAAACAGAATTCACCGCAATATTTATCCATAACATAATCTAAATAAGCATTTCTAGCTCTACCATTAGCTCCAATATGTTCATGCTCGTATCTTCTTTGAAGAATGACTAATTTGTCAGGATATTTCTTTTCATATTCTCTAAGCATTAATGCTGTATTTTTATCTTCTTCACCCCATACAAATACTATTTTATCAGCTTCAGGTAATACACTTTCAAGGCTTAACTTACCCCAATCTGAACATTTATCTCCAATATATGCTATTATAAGTTTTTTATTTTCCATATTTTCTGAGCCTCTCTTACTTTTTTCTTTACATATATATTAGGAACTTCTGGATTTTCTATATTAGGTTTTATATGTTTACCAGCTTCCCAAGTTTCAAAATCTTTATTTAATAATTTAACATTAAACTTCTCTGGAAAATTCCATAAACTGCATCCAGGAAATGCTACAACACTATAATAATCTGCATAATCGCAATATTTAAAGCTCCATTTTATAGTCTTTCTTAATGTATGTTTTGTAGCATATGGTAAGTTTAAAATGAAGAAGCCTTTAATTTTTATTCCGTGCCTGCGTAATAATCTAATGGCTTCTTCATTATCCTCAATAGTCATCTGTTTACAATTTCTTTTGAGAACATTATTATCTGCGTGTTCAATGCCTAAACTAACTAACTTTACTCCCATACTTTCAAGTAAAGTAGCTACAGTTTCATTGACCATACTAGCTCTTGTTGTTATTCTTATCTGCCATTTCTTATCAAAACCATTACCTTTGATAAGTATAGCTAATTCATAAAGTCTTTTTTCATCTGCTGTAAAGCTATCATCTAAAAAATAAAAGCTATCATAATCATATTTGTTCCATAATAATAACATTTCTTTAAATACTAAATCGCTTGAAACAAATCTAAACTGCTTACCAAATAACCTACTACAATATATACAATTGCCAGGACAACCTCTGCTAGATATTAATGTAGCTGTTCTTCTTCCATCAATAGATAGATTATATTTAGACATATCTAATAATTCTCTAGCAGGTAATATATTTAAATCTGCAGGTTGCTGAAAATCTATAATCTTATCAGTAATTTTACCTTCAACTAAATCTTTAATAACTCTTTCGCCTTCTCCTTTTACTATAAAATCAAAGTCCATACAAGATTCTGGAGCTAGGCTAGGATGAACACCGCCTGCTATTATTTTAGAAGTGCAGACTTCTCTTAATCTTTTTAATATATCAAGAGCTTGTTTATATTGTGGTGTTGTAAAGCTAATACCTATAAAATCTGGATTGTATGTATGTGCAATGCTTATTACTTTTCTAATCTTATCATGGTTTAAATCAGCTATTACTACTTTATGACCTGCATCTTTTAGTACTCTTGCAATATAGCAAACTCCTAAAGGTGGTCTATCTCCAGCATTTTCTAAGTATTTCCTATCATCTGGGCTTATTAATAGTATGTTCATATTATATCACATAATTATAATTGTATTTATCCTTTAAAACTGTTCTAAAAAATAATGTATAATATTTTCTTTTATAATTGGTTTTCATATGACATGATTGACATAAACTACAACAATTTTCAAATGATGTATTTTTCTTATTATAATCTATATGATGAATATTCAAATCTCTCTTCTCTTTAGATTTATTACAAATTATACATTTATAATTATCTCGTGCTTTTATTTGTTGTTTAAATATATTATTGAATATTGGTCCATATGATTTAAATGATTTACCACCTAACCAATTAGGATGATTTGAACCACATTTTAATTTATTTAATTTTGATAATGTTGGATTTGATTTGCCTAATTTGAATTGTCTTAATCTTTCTCTTATAATAATAGCTGTATCATGTCCATGTATTTCTTCTATTGTCTTTCCTCTCTCTTTATTATGTATATTATTATATAAATAAAAACAATTTCTTGAACAAAATTTTCTTTTATTCTGATATAATCTAATTATAATTTTTTTACCACAACATAAACAGTTAATAGTTATTTTTCTATATGACCATATATTTTTTCTCTTACTATTAGCAATACTAACCCATGGGCATTTTCTTCCTTTTAGAGATAAAGATGAAGCTAATAATCTCTTTCTTTTATGCTCTTCAGTTTGTTTTTGTCCCTTTTTAGTCATTTTTCATCTTTTGTGAAAACAAATCTTTCCACATTTTCATTACAACCTTCCAATCGTATGTTTTAAGGCATTTCTTTCTACCGTTTTCTGCAAATAGTTTTCTTAATGCAGGTTTATCATAAAGCATTTTAATCTTATATGCTGCATCTTTTATATCACAAACGCCTCTTTCAACATTCCAGTTTCCTGTAATAGTTCCATTAGCTATTCTTGTATCAAAGTCTTTTAAACTAAAAGTATCTGAATATGTATAAGGTTCTGTTCCTACTAACCTAATAGGCAATCCGCATTGTATATCATCTATCAAGATTTCTTTAGTACTTGTATAATCTGTTATAACTGGTGGAACTCCACAACTCATTGCTTCAACTGTTGGAATTCCCCAACCTTCACCGCTAGTAGTAAGGAAAAATACATCCATTACATTATATACATCATTCATTTGCTTATAGTCAAATCCTTTAAAGAAGTTCATTCCACTAAAGAATACTTTACCTTGTAAGCCATATCTGTTAATTAATTCTCCCATATTGAATACACCAGCTGCATCAAATGGGTCTGTATGCATAAACAATACAGCACTAGGAATCATTTGTTTAATATAATACATAGCCTTAAAGGTTCTATCCAACATCTTTCTACCTTGATTTCTAGCTACTACACCTATTACAAACTTATCAGATAACACTCCTCTAATAGCTGAGTAATTAGCTCCATCCATCATATATGCGATGGTTTCATGTTTTAACTTTTGCCGTTCGGCAGTTGTTAAAGGATAAAAGACATCGCAATCTACACCGTGTGGTATATGATGACATTCTATATTATAATAATCTTTTACTTGCTTTTGAGCATACTTAGACATTGCTACTGAGAAATTCATTTTTCTTAAAATAGAATCACAACCTAAAGGAACTCCAGCTCCACCGTCTGAAGGAAAATAAAAGAAACTTTTAGCAGGTGCAAAATCCATTTGATTTAGCCAAGGATATAACATAAAAGTATCTAAAAGAATACCAAAGAAGTCAGCATTAAGTTCTTTTATTTTAGGAATCATCATATCTTTACAATAAGCTTCCTTACCACAACCATGTAAAGTAAAATTAAATTTAGTACCATCTTTTAATGTTAATCCTGGCGGTATAGAATAACCCACATAATTGTGAGCCAAGTAGTGTGTATTATAATCTTCGCTAAGAAAGTTCATTATATTAAAGCTTTGATTTGCATATCCTGTACAATTCAAAGCATTATCAGACATCCATAATATTGTTGGTTTATCACTCATTGTAGTTTTCCTCCAGAAGTAAATATTATACTATTAGGTGTTGTTGATATTGAAAAGAAAGTCCCAGAAAAATTCTGAGCTATATCTCTTGGTACAGTTATTGCAAAACTATCGCCTGTAGAATTATTTGTTGTAACTTGTCTAATCTTTCTAAATTTAGACGCTGTTCTATAACTCATGAATATCACCTTTTTAATTATATAATATAACATATTTTCTAAAAATTATATAATTTAAATATTTATATTATACAATATATATATTGTAGTATATAAATATATTTAAAAATTTAAATTTATTATATAATTTCAACCATTACGGAGGTAAACCACAATGGAAAAAAATAATACATGGGCAATAATCTGCCTGGCAGTTCTAACATTTCTAGTAGGAGGGCTTCTAACTTATGCAGCATTCCCTAGAGAAGTTATAACAGAAAAGCTAGTAGATAAGCCTGTAATTACAGAAAAGCTAGTCTATGTAGACAAGCCTGTAGAAGTCGTTAAGACAGTTGAAGTAGTTAAGGAAGTAGCAAAAGAAGTCCCTATGGACCTTGAAGCAACATTCCTTGAACCAGCAATCAAAGAATTCATGACAGAAGTAGAAGATGAAGATTCATATCTAGTCTGTGATGAAGAAGAGTATGACTTTGATGACATTGCAGTTAAAAAGATATATGATGGCTATTCAGTATCTATTGATGACGCTAAAGACGGCGAATATACAGTATCATTTACAGTAAAGCTAAAGTATCTTGACGGCGATGTTGAAGAGAAATGCTATAATACTTTTGATGTAGAAGTCACTTATCCAAAAGATAATGACGACGAACCTGAAGTAGAAATTGTTTAATAATTAAAAAATAAACAAAAAAATAATATTTTTTCTTTTTTTTATTTAATAATTCTCATACCATTCTTGGTCTCTTTTACATGCATATACTATTGCTACAACCCAAAATGCTAAAGGAACTATTAAAGTCCACCATAAAAAGAATGACATAATCAATGCTGTCCAAAATGCTCCAGAGTCAGTCTTATAGGTATATAACCAAGTCCAATAACTAAAGAATATGGCTAATAATATTGCTGTTTGTCTATTCTTTGGTGTACTAGTTATTTGCTTAATACTCACTCCACATTTAGGACATATTACTGCCTTATCATCTATCTTTTTTCCACAATTTTTACAAAACATTCTTTTGCCTCCGTCTATATCTTTTATCACAAGAGAAACAGCATTTAGATTCTTTAAACTCTGTTTCATATGACTTTGAACATTTACTACATATTTTATTCCATTCTTTGGTTCTTTTAAATGTAGGTATTATCATTTTATTAACTCTTTTCCAAAAATTTCATTCACTTTATTATGAAAATTTTGATTACTATTATCTATTCTAGGCATAGCTAAATCACACCAACAAATAAATTCTTTTAATGAATCTTTTATATCTTTTTCATAAAAAACAAAATTAGATATTTGTTCATTAGATGGTATTTTCTTATCCCAAAGTGTTATATCTGGTATGTCAATATACCATATTTCATTTATCATTTGTAAACTTATAAAAACATCTAACCACATATTAAGTTCATCATTAAAATATTGAATAAGTCCATCATTAAAATTTATTTTATATTTCATTTGTCTATGATATACAATATTACCTTTTGCCATTTCTTCTACAGCTTCCATAAATGTTAAATCTATTTTCATATTTTCACCTAATAAACTCTGGTTTTCTTGATTCTGTTTTAGGCGTTGCGTATTCTTTCCATGCACAACGTCTAAACTCAATGTTATGTATTTGGCAAAATTCTTCAACATATTTATCTTGATAATCTATCTCGTTACCACAAATGTTTGGTGTGTACTTGTCAAAAAAATACATAAACATGTTCCAGTTTTCTTTACCTATTATTTTAAGTACTTCAGATTGTATCATTTGTTTCTTAGCTTCCTTATTTTATTAACAATTCTCATTATTTTAGCTTCATGTTCTGGCATTTCCATATCAACACAATATTGTTCTAAATCTAGTATCAACATTACTGCTTGTCTATCTGTTAGTTGTAATTTCATTTTTTAAACACTCCAGATATATTAAACAATAATTCATTTCTCATTTTAGTTGCATTTCTTTTATTATTAGCATATGCAGTCATTATTTCTTTTATAGCTATTTTCATTTCTTTACCTCTGCATGCGCTATAATATAATCTAGACATACATCTGCACAATGCGTATATCTCTCATCCATTCTTTTAAAATAATGTTCACCTAGATTTCTATAACTGCCATGCTTATTTCTGTGTTCGTTATAAGCAGTGTGCCAGACACGGATTACTTCCATCCCAGATACACCGTGCAACCTAGCTTCACTTATTATATATTCTAACATTTCGTTTTGGTCCATTATTTATTCTCCTTAATTCTAAATAACCTTTCTAATTCATCATTATATATCCACATACCATAGCCTCTTATTTTTGAATGAAGCCATATTCTATCATCTTGAAAATCTATTATTTTAAATTTAATTGTTTCTGATTTCATTTGTCAAGACCTAATTCTTTTTTTAAATCATCTATAATCGGCTCAATATAATGAGGAAAACCCCTAAATACCATATTCTCAATCGCTTCCTTGACCTTTTGCTTGTCAAGACAACAATTTCTTACATCATTCTTATCAATATCTATTAATCTCCAACCACCTTTATTTATTAAACTTGGGAAATCTTCTTCAAAGCTCATTTTGCACCTTTGACAACTAATATATGATAACCATACATCATACCTATTTCTCCTTTGAGTAATTTCGTTGAACCCATTTTAGTGATTGGTATAAATCCACTTACCCCTTTTTTTAACTCAAACTTCTTCATATCATACTCTGGAGTAAGAACTTCCATAATTACTTTTTGTGTTTTATCTAAGCTCATTTGTCATTCACCTTTGCTTTGTTAAATGTATTATCCACAATCTAGGCAAGGCACAGCATTTGCAATACTGTTGCAACTGTTCTCACCGCTTTAACGTGTCGTTTAAATACATTCATGCAACTTCCTATGAATGTATTTCAGCACACTTTGCCTTGTTGCCTTTGTGGAATCAAATTATATACTTTATAATCTACATTTATTAATGAAAAATTACAGGGTCGCAATCATATAATTGATATGCTAATTCAGCATTATCTTTAAACTCTATTATAGTATGTAATTTGCCATCTATAAATATTTTTAGTTCATTCATATTGAACTCACTCTGCATTTATCTCTAGGCATACAAAATTTATTGCCTATAAATTTAATCTGAATAAAGCTATCATAAGTATTAACTTTACCATTTCTTATCTCTCTACAAGTTAAAGCTATGTTATGATAATATTTCCTGCTAACTGATTCTAAAGTCATCTTGCAAGTATTAGTTGTAGCTTTAGTAACTGTCTTTAATACACCTTGACCATGTTCTTCATTGAAGTTATAGCTTAGTTCTAATCCATCATTATTGTATCTATAACTACCTGATGCTGCAAAAGCTATGCTCATGCATAGTATTGCTAATGTTATGTAAATTATCGTTTTCATTTTTTCAACCCTTTTTTTATTTCTTTATACATCTCCAAATAGGCAAAAACAATAATAGGTATAAAAGCTAATAAAATAATAATCATTCCTGCTGCAAAAATATAATCTATAAAATCATGTATCATTTTTTCACCAATCTTCTTTTTATTATTTGTCCTATCTCAATCTCAATATCTTTAATTGTAAATGTTATTCTATCAGATGGCATAAAGTTAGTTTCAAATAATCCATCTATAATTTCATCTTTATCTGTCTGTGATATTTCTGAGCTTATCTTAGCTTTACCTGTAAATGCTTTCCAGTGTTTCATAGTTTCCCTCTTAAATATAATCTATAATTTAAATCATAATAATTTATTTTAAACATTTTATCTATTATAGTAAAAGTTATATGTTTATCTTTTACATTTAACATATATTCAATTGCTCTTTCTCTATTAGTAATAGCAATATTTAATCTTTCTAAATGCCAATCACTAATAGGTTTAGTTTTCTTTAAACTATTAATTTGATTTTCTAATCTTCTAATCCATATCGCATAATTTATTTGTGTCATTTTAGTAAAATAAAACCAGTCAGTAAGAAACATGAGATTGAAACTTACTGACTGGAAATTCTGAGGTGAGTGTTATCTTTTATATTTATATTCTCCTTCTATCTGTGCCTTTACAGCTTGTCTGAAAAAGTCACTAATAGGTATTCCATTATTTTTTAGATACCTAAAATATACAGCTGGTGCATATACTATCCTTGCATGATTTTTACTCTGAAATTCTTTCGGTCTCGCCATTGTTATTTTCTCCTTTGTAATTTTCTACTCCAAATTCAACACCTAATCTTCTTTGTATTCCTTCTAAATATAATACTCTTTTTTTTAAAAGATTTACTTGCATTGTTAAATTTGTGTTTTTGTCTATAAGCATATATTTCTCTTTTGTTATTATGTCTATTACATATCCGCCTGGAACTTTTTGAAACTCATGCTTCATTATTTCACCTTTGCGAATCCATAAATAGTTTTTGTCTTTCTTTACTATCTGGACTTTGTATTTTAATAAATGAATATTTACTTTCTTTTATACAGGATTGATATTGCTCTTGACCTAATAAAAACTGTAATCTTTCTTTATCTAAATTCTCTCTAGTAGCAGTTACTATAACTACAGCATTAAGGTTAGGGTCTGTGTAATCTGTAATGTTTTTATCTTGCATATATCCTTCTACTATCTTCTTAATAAAGCCTTGCTCTTCTTCAAGCTTTTTTATTTCTTTCTGTATTTCAATATATCTAGTTATTTGCTTATCTACATCATCTTTATATATCATTTTCTGACCTCCAATGTTAAACCTTTGGAAGATAGCTTTGCTAAATTCCAAGATTTAATATTATACTTTTGACATACTAATTCTATAAGTTCATTTCTATCTAAGTTAATAACTTGACTTACTATCATTTTTCCATAGCCTCAAATAATTTATTACTAGGTTTTGTAGGTATTTGAATCTTTGGAACAAAATGAATTACTTTATCTAAAACGAAATCTTCACAACCACATATCTCACAAATCTCAGGTTTTACTTTAAGTTTTGCTCCACAATCACAACAAACATACATATAGTCAGTTTTCATGTTTACACCTTACTTGTTCATATATCTCCATAAGTTCTAAACTAAATTTTCTGCCAAATCCTATACCATCCTCGCATGGTCTACAATGACTTTGAATTAAATCTTTAATCATATCTTCAAAATCGTCATAATTTAATGGCTGACAAGTATGACAAAGAGTTAAATCTTCGCCAAGTTTATGTCCTTCTGATTCAAATTCTTTTCCGCATTTCTTACAAAGAGTTTTCATGCTAATACACTTCCTTTATATCTATAAAAATTCGGCTTAGATTTTATTTTATATATTATTCTTTCTCTATTTAAACTTATTGCTTCTTGGGTTGGGAAATAATTATTAAACCTTTTCCATCCAAACTCTCTTAATATTTTCCAATAGTTAAGTTTTTTAGTAGGTTTAAAATTTCTTTCAAGCATTTCTTTTGATAATTCTTCATGCCTTAATAATAAAAATAAAAGCTTATCTGAAAAAAAGGTTATATGTCCTTTTCCAAGGACATATTTTTCGGAAATTTTAGAAGGATTGAATTTCATCCTTCTAAAGCATCCGAAAGCCATCAAAATTTCATTATATTCAGCAATTAAATGCTGGTCAGTTAAATCTGATGGTGAAATTAAATTAATACGAACCATAATTAAGCCACCTCCATTTCTTTTGCAACTTCAAGCTTTATAGCCTCTGCCTGTAAAGTTATAGAGCTTGTTTCCATCACCTTTCTGCTTAGTTTTTCCATATGCTCTTTTACGCAAGGCGTAAGCTGAGCATTATGGGTAGCATAAGCAGTAAGTGCATTATATAGCTCCCATCTAGTCTTACAAGTTGCAAGGTTAGATAAGATACCTTCATAGTGTTTTTTACCTACCATTTGAGCTAGGATTCGCTTTGCCATGTCATACTCTAAGCTATCGCCAATCATTTCATTAACATACTTCTGCATGATTTCTGAGCTGTTTATAACCTTTGAAATAAAGGTCTCTGTTATTCTACTGATAGCTTCTAGGTTCTTTTCCTTACTGCCATAGTGAATAGTTGTTTCTACAACGCCAAAGCTTTTAGCTCCAAAGGTCATACCATTTTGGCATATTTTTCTAAAACCGAACATCTCAAGTCTAAAGCTAGAGCTTTTGTTATAGCTATTGATAACTCTAAGCCCTAACATAATGCCTTGTGCATCATCAGTAATTGCTAAGCCGTCTTTCTGAAAGACTAAATCCATTACAACTTTATCATGATAGTCGTTTACTCTTCCTTGAACATCAAGATTAAGCCTTCCTAAAGTCTGAACTACTGCAGAACATACATCATTATGTTGTATCTCTTGATAGCCTTCTGATACTACTGCTGCCATTTTGCCTGTTGCCATATTATATACTCCTTTCCATCCAGTTAATGGTAGAGGGCTAACAGCATTGCCATAGAATAAAGGTGCTGGTGCTGCTGTATCAAATCTGCCTATCTGGCAGGCTAGGTCGTTAAGTTCTTTTATTTCAATTCTCTCAAAGTTGTTGTTTGTTCTCATGTTTTTTACCTCGTGTTTTTTAGTTATATTGCTCGTTTACGAGCATTTTTTTCTTCTTTTCTGAAATTAAAAAAAAAATCTGAGTAGGTCGGCTTTCTTGGCAAGAGCCATCACAAGCCCATTCATAAGCGTCATCATAATCTCCCCAATCTTGAGAAGATACGAAAGGCTTTCCGCATTTGCAGGCACTCATTTTAGCACCTCTTTTGAATATAATCCATATATTTTGAAACTTCCTACAAATCTTGCTCTAGTTCCCGAATTGTTAAAAAGAACAATAGTGGAGTTCTTTACTTTTCTGCCTGATTCTTTAGCCACTTTCTTAGCTAGTTGAAGCATTTCCTTTAGGTCGCCTATTGAATATACGGTATTACATATTTGAGATTCATTATCGCAGTGAATCATATCACTATAACTCTGGAATTCAGTCATTGATTTTAATTCTGTTCTTTTGTTTGCCATTTTAGCACCCCAAATCACTATCTAAAACATATTCATCTATTCCTTGTTCTATTTCCCAATTATCATACTGTTCTTGAGTTGGTTGTGTTTCCATCTTAGCACCCCTCAAAACAAAAGCAACCGCAGTCCTCACAAACTATCGGTTGATTTTTAGTCTTCTTTCCACAATCGCAACAAATATAGGATTTCATTTTAGCACCTCTGAACTGTTGTGTATTTGTTAAGGTTCTGTATTGTCTGAAAGGTTATTTCTGCCATTGCTTGTGCGGTTGGCTTAAAGCCATTATCAATTTGTTGTGCTTGGTTTGTGTTCATGTTTTTTGCCTCACGTTTTTTATATTTCAAATATTTATAATATTACTAATACTAGTAACTATATAAATCTTTCGTTTTATTTCTCGACGACAAGATGGCTATTTATAAATAAAAGCCTTAAAATATGTAAAAAATCAAGAATTTTTCTCGACGAGAGAATTAAGCCTAAAATATTAAACTATTTAATATTTTAGGTTTTTACCTATAACCACCTATAAATTTAGTAGTTTTAATAGGTCGTCTTTATTCTCTAATTTATATGCCTTTAACTGTGCATATTCTATAGGAATACTTCTTCTATCTGAAGCTGCAATATAGCCTATTAAATCGCTTATTTCAAGGGCATATATATCTATTATTTGCCTGTATTTATAGCCTATAACTAAGAAAGAACGCCCTAATCCAGCCTGTTTATGCTTTAATAGGTAACCTATTTGATGGTCTTTTATATTAGCCAAAGGCAGGCTTTTGCCCTCTATATGCTTTAACTCAAAGAAATAGCTCTTACCCTCATAGATTACAAGCCTATCGCAAGGTGCTTTAGGTATTCTATTAGCTAACTGGGGATTAGATTGTATAAGCCAATATAAAGCCTTAAAATCACTGAATTTATGGCTAAAACAGGGTATCTGATGTAGCCAAGATTGAAACTTCCCTTCTAACCATGCACCTGTATCTTTTTTATCAGACATAATCCACCTCAAAATCTTGTTCTAATATATATTTACGCTTCTTATAATGGCTAGAAAGCCATTTGCAATCATCTGCAAAGTCATATATAACAGCCATCTGCTTATTAGCAGATGGTCTTAATATTCTTCCTACTCTTTGAGTTAGCTTAATACTACTTTTGCCTCCAGCAGCTAGTATAATTGTATCTAAAGCAGGAAAATCAACACCCTCATCAAAGATAGTAGAGGCTAGAACTATAATACTTGAAGTTGCTTTATTAACTTCTTCAGTTAGTTTTATTCTTTCTTTTTTTGAAAGCTGTCCATGTATAACTAATGCTTCTTTATTTATGCTTTTTAATCTTTCTTTTATAAGTTCTAAATGATTAATCTGTGAAAACAATACTAAAATCTTTTTATTTCTATCACAATTATTATTTATAGTATGTATTATTTTATCATTTCTTTCATGATTATTAACTATATAACTTTCATAAGCGTCATGATAGCTTATCCAATAATTATTTTCCGCAGGTTCTAAAGAGTGGTAATATACTTTAGCATTTACTAAATAACCTTTATTGATAAGTTCTTTTCTAGTTATAGAATAAACTATTGTTCCCAATGCAGCTTCAATCTTCATATCTTCTCCATCCTCTCTTTTTGGAGAAGCAGATAAACCTATTAGCTGAGCATTAGGGCAATTCATTGCAATTTTATATAAGCTTTTACTAGCTACATGATGACACTCATCAAATATAACAAGATTATATTTAGCTAAATCACTTAAAGATTTTAAACTTTGATATGTTGCAATTTTAACATTTGGTAAAAGGTTTGTTTGTTTTGCCCATTGATTAAGTAAATCTAAAGTATGAACCACAACTAAAGTATTGCAATTTTTCTGTTTAATATATTCAATAGCTATTCTAGTTTTACCAGCTCCAGTTGGTAAACATAGAATACCTCCGTCATTTTTATATAGCTCATTAATTGCATCTAGTTGATATTCTCTTAATTCTTTATCATACCAAGTTACACCGTGTTCTGGAAAGTTTAAAGAATAATCAATTATAAAATCATCATGAGAATATATTTTCCATTCTTTCATTATAGAAACTACTAATTTTTTAAATCCCCAAGGAAAGCGTCCTTTTACAGGGTTATATAATTTAATAATTCCCCATTCTGGATGTGGCATAAACTCAGCACCTTGTTTAACATAACTCATTTTCTTAGAAAGCATATTACAAAGCTTACCTGTTGGTATAGGAAATATTATTCCATATCTGCCTTGTTTAGTTATTGTATAGTTCATTTTTTTCATCCTTGCATTTTAATTCTATTAGGCGTAACTTTTCTTCAACAGTTAAAACTGAATATCTATCTTCTGAATATAGCTTTAAAATAGTTTCGTCATCAAGCATAGCTAAACAATCCTCCTTGCTTTAAAGCTTTTCTTTGTGTAAAAGGTGCTAATTCATTCATAACTTTTGTTAAGTCTAAATCTCTCTCTTGTAGTTTATATTTCTCAGCTTCTTCAATACTGCAATATTTATTCTCATCGCCTACTTTTCCTATTCTTTTATTTTTAATAAGCTTAATATATCCACCTTTGCCATTAAGGTAAGCTTTACTTATCTGAGCCCAGATACAGCCTCTAGCTGAAAGCTTATAGCTGTCGTAGGGCTGACATTTATACTCTTGAGCTATTAAATGCATATTATCTTTAAGCTCTAAATCTATTAGATTACTAATCCATTCTTTTTCAAACTTGCCTTTAAGTTCTTTCTTCATTCTAGGAATTATATGCCTGCCTAAAATAATCTTGCCTAAATTTGTTGCAGTAGATTTGATAACAGGCAATCCCATAACTTCAACCTGACGTTCTCCGTGAACGTCAGTCCATATATATGCATAATTTTTCTTTAATGTTTTCTCTTCATCTTTTACAAACATTATATAATCTATTTTATGTTCAATAGCTATATTAAAAGTTGGTTGTGGAAAAGGTGCTAAACTATTTATATAATTTACAATATCTTTTAAATCTTGTTCTACCTCGTATTCCGTTTTAGGAGTTCGAGCTTTAGGGAAATTACTATCTGTATCACCTGCTAAAACATCATAACCTTTTTCAGCAAACATTCTTTGCATTATTCTATTTATCTGCTGTCCTATAAGACAACAATCTTCACCAGAGTTTTCAGTATATATATTTTTAAAACAAGGATTTCTATTAGCACCATAAAAAGTATTTAAAAATATTTTATATGCATATATTAAAGGATTTTTCTTATCTATCTTTTTTAATTCTATTCTTTTCTTTAACATATCCATTAAAATTATTGACATTTTATGCGGTGCTGATATATCATAATATCCTTTTACTTTAAATTCATTATTACCATGCCATAGGTTCTCACCTTGAGAGCCTACTTCATTCATTAAATTGAACATAGCATAAATATGTGGGTATAAGCTTACAACGTCACAATAATATAAATCCCAAGCTTCTTCTACAGTAGGCTCTATAACTATTGCACCTGCTCCAGAATCTTTCTTACCGTCTGAATATTCTTCTTCTTTATTTAATAAATTACAGGCAGTTTTATATACTAAACTTGCTATGCTACATTTAAGCCAAGACCAGTTTTTTTTATTCTTTTCAGATATTAATTCTGTAAAAGGCAACCAAAAATCATAAGCCTTTTCAAACATTTGTTTAGTTATTTCTACATCTGCTTTAAGATATTTCTTTATTTCTATTTTTTCTTCTTCTGTATATTCATCTTTAGCAAATATTCTATAATCAATATCTCCTTTAGCTACGCTAAGACCCATTTCTTCTGCCATAGCTTTAAGGCTGTTAGATTTAAAGTCATAACCCATAAGTTCTCCTCTATTCTTACAGCCTGACTTTTTATCATTACCTAATAGTTCCCACATATCAATACTTTTAATCCATTCGCTAGTAATAAAGCCGTTATTCTTTAATATAGGTATATCAAATTTATTACCGTTAAAACTTATTAAAGTTTTATGTAAATTAATAAAATCAATAACTTTAGCTTTATTTTCATCATGATTTGCAATAAGCACTTCATAATATTTATTTTTTTCAAAACTATATAAACCAATCCATTTAATTTTAGCATCTTGAATATATTGTGGACTATCTATATCATAGTCAGAATAACATTCAATATCAATTACTAAGCATTCAGATTTGTTCATAATATCAATCCATACATATTATTAAATATTCTACACCTAAAGTTTTACCATTATTTATTTCTATTTCTGTATCATTACCAAAAAGGTCTTTAGTTTTCTTAATATCAATTTGATTCTTTCTGTAATTATACTGATATTCTTTACTTTTAACAATAACTTTTGTTTTATATTTTTTAAGAAGTTCAACAATTTCATTTATAGGCTTCCAACTTGATTCGTTATAACTAATAACCCAGACATTGAAAAGATTTAAAGTTTTTAACACATCAAGTAGTTCAACAAATTGGTCATTATATCCTTTAGTTTTTGCATATCTATTAAATTTTTGTATTTTTTCTATTTTATCTAATGGCTGCATATGTATATATTCTTCTAAGAAAGAATATAATTTAGGATAATCGGAAGATTGACCACCATATGGTGGGTCTAGATATATCAGATTTTTACCATTTGGTCCTATAAATATCTTTTGAAGTTCGCCTGATTTTATCAACTCTATAATATCCTCATTAAAGCATTTTATTGTTTGTTCCATTTAATTTCACCTCTAATTAACCTATATTCTATATTATACATATCATGTCTATATATTGTTCCATTATGTGTTTTTTTTTGTATTAGCAAAAAAAGTTTAAAATTTAATTTCATCTTGTTTCTTCCTGTATTTTATGGTTAGGTAATTTTGTGTAAATGGAGTGATTGCATCTTCGTAAATAATACTGAATATATATATACAATTTATTTATATCAATTTTTGCCATTTTATTTCTCTTATTCTATCTTTATAATTATTAGGTTGAACACCGAAGCGTATTCGATGAGTTTGAAGATTGCCTTCAGTTATTGCGTAACACACACACTACTATTTTATTTTTATCCATTTTCTTTCTCTTAAATTATTATAATAATGTTTATCAATATACAAACTCTCTCTCTCTAGATGGTACATTATTAAAAATATGCATTTCACGACTTAGTAAAATAAACATATTTACACTATATAAACATTTCAAATTTGATATTGTCTTTATCATCATAGTACTCTCTCTCTCTCCCCGATTGGGTTTCATCATAGATGTTCTATCAAACGGTGTATGAATACAAGCCGTTTTTATTAAACATCTATTTATGATATAAAGGGCATGATTTACAATTTGTATCATTTGGTTCACTTGGACAGTCTGGGAATTGTTTTTGACATTTTGTTTTTAATTTATTATTCAATGATTTTCTCATTTGCATCATATTACATATCATCTTATCGTTTCTTTTAGGACAAGCCAATTTATTTCACCTCTTGTTTTTATTCTATAATCTAATCTTTGACATAATTGACCATTATATTGCATACCTATCATGGTATATATATATATTAATTTATTAATATAAAATATTTTATTCATTCTTATCAATCGTTTCCCTAAAAGATGCTAATTCTATACATTCTTTCAGTGTGAAAAATTTATTAACATAATTAAGCATGAACTCTAAATATTTATTTCCCACCGATTTTTCAGTTACATATTTAATCATTTCAGCTTTTTTCTCATCAGAATCACTAAACCATTTATAATCTTGGCTTTCGAGCCAATCTAAGAGCTCTTTATATATTCCTTTATGTGTTAGTAATATATCCTTTTCTTGCTTTGAAAGCTCATACTCATCACCTTCAACTAAAACTTTATGATTTACCCATGCATTTTTCATTAAATCATTTGTTACTATTATTGGGCAACCACATTTTTTACTGAATATAGAAAATGAACCACCACCTGTAAAAGCATCAAAAATATTATATTCCTCAAGTTTAATTCCTTCTGATTCTAAACTATAATATATAAAATCTAAAATCTTTCGCTTGTTTCCTATATAGTTCATAGATATTTCATTTATATCGTCAAGTATAAGCTTTATATTAGGTTTACTTTTCATAGTAAATAAGTCTAATTGCTGATAATTATTCATTGTTTCACCTCAATATTCAAACAAGTTATGACTTGTTTGTGATATAATTATTTTCTTTTTCTTTTCTTCTATTAAGCCGTTTTTCTTAGCACAGCAAATACCATAACCTAGTTTAATGCTTTCTAGATTCTTTAAAGCTCTATTGCAAAACTTGCAGTTAGAAGCTGAAAAGGTCTTTGGTTGCTGGTTTTGATTTGAATTCATATTTTTCTACCTTGTAATTTATACCTAATTTTTTACATTCTTCCTTAGTAAAACCTAGTTTTTGATTAAGTTCTTGAAGGAAGTCTTCTTTATCTATCATTATATTTATTATCTGTTTATTAGTTTCTAATTCTTTATCAGACCAACTATATAATTTTTTTAAATAAGGTCTTAATATTTCTAAAATTTCATTCTCTTTCTCTTTAGTCTTCTTAGGATATTTAACAAATCCTTTTTTAGGACAACAAGCTAAGATTGAAAAGATAATCTTAGGTTTAAGTTTAAAAAAATAGATGTTTGCTTTTGTACAAATATCTAAGTTCTCAACAGCTCCAGACATCCATCGCATCACAGGAAAGGCAAATTTATCTTCACACAAATCTAAACGACCTGCCTGTAAAGCTTTGAAAGTATTAAACATCCTTCAACCCCTGCATCATTTTTATTAAAAAGTTCTCAACTATTATCTCTTTAGAGATTACGCTATTGATATAAATGATGGCGTTAGCCAAATGATTTATAGATATAGCAAATGCTTTAGGGCTTAATGTTTTTTTATTTAAACATAAATCTATTAATAGCTCATGATATTCGTCTAAAAATACATCGTATTCAATATCACTATCTAATAATAATTGCCTAGCTCCTACAAAATCAGATTTTAAAAGTAAGTTATGTACTTCTACTGGTAAATTATTATCTTTACCTAAATCTAACTCTGTTATAGGTCTTTTAAGCTCTGCTAATCTTTGTAAGGTATTAACACATTTTCTTATATCGCCTTTGTTATTAGCTATTAATAACATAATTTTATCATCCATAATATTTATCTTTTCACATTCTACTATTGTTTTTAAATATTTAAAAACTTCTTCTTGTTTAGCAGTTTCAAATCTAAATATACTAAATCTACTTTTCAAAGCATCTATAATCTTATTCTCATAGTTAGCAGTGCAGATAAATCTAGTATTCGCATGATAAGTTTCCATCATATTTCTAAGACTGTTCTGAGCTTCTGCTGTTAGGAAATCAAACTCATCAAGGAAAACAACTTTCAATTTACCATTTGTAGATTGAGTCATAGCGAAGTTTTTAACTTTATCTCTGATAACTTGAATGCCTCGCTCGTCTGATGCGTTAAGTAATAAACAATCACAACCTAACTTATTAACTATTATTTTTGCTACTGTAGTTTTACCAGTTCCTGGCTTACCAATAAATAAAAAATGGGGCATATTATTTAACATACCCACTAATTCAGAAGGAAGACCTATCACCTCTGAAAATTCTTTCGGTCTATACTTCTCAATCCAAATCATTTTACTGCTCCGTTAATGGTGCTACAATATATTTAGCTGTTATTCCATCAACAGTTTCTAAAATCTGAACTGGAAAGTCTTGCTTCATAGCTAAGTTTATTTTATCATCAACAACATTAATAACATTAGCTAATAATTCACCATATTTAGCAGAACAATCTTTGTAATCCGCCGCAGTTTTTACTGCGATAGTATCAAAACCTTTTTCTCCTGTGGTTAGTTCTAGCTTTTTATCTTTAAAAGTCGCTGTTATAGTCTTACCTGAAACAATAGACATATCAGTTACTATTTTCTTTAAAGCTTCTGAGTTTAAATTAACTCCAGCATCAAAAGCAGTCTTTAAACTTTCTGGTAATGCTGGTAAGTTGCATTCAATAAATTCTTCAGAGCTTAAAACTATATCTATTTGCCTATCAGCATTAAATAAGCTTAATACATTTTGATTTTTCTTAATCTCTATTTCTCCTGTAAAAGAGGCTAAAGACTTAATCAACATTAAGGTACTTTTAATGCAAAGTTTATCAGTTATATCTAGCTCTTTAATTTTGCATTTGTCTAATGACAAATGTGTCATTGCTGCATTGCTTAAATCTTTCTGCATTGCAACTATGCCGTCAGGCGATACTTGCAAGACCATAGAAGGAAGACTACCGTTTAAAGTAGCCTTCACTATGAATTTCTTAAATAATCCGCTATCAATTTTCATTGCTCTGCCTCCTTAATTGCTTTAGTTAAAGCTTTAACCTTATTTCTTATCTCTAACTTTTCAGCTCTATTACCTTTAAGCTTATCCATAAGCTCTAGATAATTATTTCTGACGTTTGTATATTGATTTGTTAAAGTTCTTCTTTCATTTCTTAATGCGATTGATTGGTCTGTTTTCATAGTGCTTTTACCTCGTATAGTTTCTTTTCTTTTATAGCCAATTTTATTTCATCAATATAAGCCTGTGCTTGTTGTTCTGTTTTATTTAAGACCTTAGCTAAATCTGCAACTTTATAATTTGCATATGAAGCATCTAAAAGTTTCTTTATAGTTAGTTTACAACCTTTAGGGTCTTTATTATTTGCCATCATATATTTTACAATAACTCCTTCAGAACCAACTTTTCTTCCTAAAAGCTTAAAGTAAAGTTCCCAATTGCTAATTGTATAAATACCTTCTTCGCAATGTATATCATACCTAATAGGCTCTTTGCCTTCGGCTTTTAGCCCAACTGGAAATTCTTTTCCTGTTGTTTTATTCTTCATAGTTGTAACAGGGTTATTAACAATTTTATTAATTGTTAAAGTTATTGTATTACCAACTGCAGGGTTTTTAAGAAAACTATTTCCCTTGAAATCATCAAGAGTTAAACCCTTACTTTCTTGCTCTGTCTCTTCACTAACTGATGTAAAATCTATTTCGTCTGACATTTTCTATTCCTCCTTGAGCTTTTAGCTCGTTGTTTATTTTATTTTATTTTCAATTAGGGTTCTAACTGTTTCGCCCCATGAACGAAATCCATTATATTTTCTAAGTTTTTCTAATTTTCTTAATTCGTCTTCACTGAGACATATTTGAACTGGTCTTCTTGTTATCATTTTTTATCGTCTTTGTTTAATTAATATTAATTATTCTTAATTAGCTTATTTATATATACTTATATTCTCTAGTATATATATTAAACTTTGAAATTAACAGAGTCTGAATTGCTAGGTTCTGGCTCTTTGACAGGTTGGTTTTTAAATTTTATTCCTGACCAGTAACGAGTAAATAATCCATTAATAGTTTTAGCTTTATCAGTTACTCCTAAATCGCTTAATTTAAAATTTATAGCTCTATCGCTTTCAGTAGCTACTTGATGTTGCTCACAATATTTATTATAAGCTTCTCTTAAATCTTCCTTAGTTATAAAATCAAATGCTTCACCTTTTACAATTTCTTCATTATAAAAAGTTAAAAAAGTGCTGCTGCGTAATTTCCATTTACGTTTTACATCATCAGTGCTGGTGCTGAAACTAAATCCATTTTGTTGTAAAAGTCTATATAATCCTTCTAAGCTCCAATTTAATAATCCTGACATTTCTTCAGGTGTTGTTAATTTAGATATCATTTCAGTATCTGCTATCTTATCAAACCTTGTTGGGTTTGGTAATAAAGGATATTTTGCTGCATCATGGAATCTAAATTTAAAGTCAATTATTATCCATCTGTCAAAAAATCCAATTGTTTCATCATATGTATGTGGTAATTCATTAGCTAAAAATATCATTTTAGCATAGCTTGTAAAACTAATTGGTGTCATAAATTTTCTAGGTGCTGTTACTAAATCATGACCTGTTAAGCTTTTAAAATTACCTGTATCTTTTAAAGCTGTCTTGCCTATATCAGCTGATAAATTCGCAGACTTGCCGAACAAGGTCGACAAGGCAAAATTATCAGTCTCTAATCTTGATAAGGAAACATTAGCACAATTCTCAGCTCCTATAAATAACTTCATAAGCTCTAAGGTTTTACCTTTACCATTTCTACCAGAACCTAAAAACATAAATGCTTTTTCATATCTATAATCACGATATAAAACATAACCAAAAAGCTCTTGAATAACTTTAATATCACTTTCGTCTATCAAGATATCTTTAAAGAATTGTTTTATTACTGGACAATCTGCTTGAGGGTTATATACCGCAGGCATTTTATTAAAGAATTTATATTGTGGTGAAAATTCTAAAAGCTCTTTAGTTTTCCAATTATATATTCCATTAGCAACTGGAATTAAAGCAATATTTTCATTAACAAATAAATCTTCTTGATTAATATAAGTATCAGTTTCTATCTTTAAAGTTACTAAAGCTATTAAAGAAGATTTTAAATCTTCACCTAATAAATCTCGCATATATTCTTTAATTTCAGTCTTGCCATTAGGTTTATATATTCCATCTTGATATACCCACATTTCAGTAGCTATATCATTTTTAGTAGTATATACGCTATGTGTTCTTAAAAAATCTTGAACTATTATTTCTGTTGCTGCAGGAATTCTATGTTGAGCTAATAATAAAGCTACTCGCTCATAAATATTATTTTCTGGAATATCTATACCTGCTAATTTAGCCAATTCTTTTTTAGCTGTTGAAAAATCTGTATTATGAAGCTCTTGATATAATTTAAAAATATTACCTTCTTTTAAACAATGAAAGCAATGGTATAAAGTATCAGTATATCCAAAACATTGATGACCTTTACTCTCATGAAAAGGACAATCGGTAGGGTTTTTATTAGTATTAATATTGACAGATTTTAATAAGTCAGCAATTTTAACGTGTTCTTTTATGAATTTTAAAACAGGGTCTTTTTCTACAAATGGCTCTTGATTATTAATTTTAGGTTCTTCTGTTATAAGTTGTGCATCTTTAGCTAACTGATAAATAAGCTCTTTAATTTTATTATAATCAACAATTTTTATAGGTGAATTATCTACTACTTCATATGATTTACCATTGTTTAGAATACTATTTGGACCTATTACTTGTTTGCCTATACCTTGCCCATCTAGTAATGTATTCTTATCTTTATCTAATAATTTAAAACTCTTAGGCGTTTCATTACAATATAAATATAAATGTAGAAATCCTTTACCAGCTGTTTTTACTGTGAAAGTATTTTGAAATTCAGCATATTTTAATAATAATTGCTGAATTTCAAAATTATCACAATCTATTACTAATAGGTTATTATAACCTGTTAAAACCCCATAAGTTTGCTGTTGTAATAAATGATTAACAAAATCTAAATTATCTGCTTCATAATTAGCTATTGTTGTCCAATTTTGCTCACAAGGTATCTTTTGGATAGTTTTAATAAATCTTTGAAGTTTTAATTGTTCTGGAATATTTATCATGATTCACCTCTCTAGTGATTATTCTTTTTTCCTAATAGTTACAATGTTATCTTTTTCTTCAATTATTAATATTGTATCATTTGTCAATCCCATAAATTTTGCTAAATCTGATGGAATTGATACTGTATATGTGGAATCACCAATTCTGTTAAGTTTTCGTTCAAATTGCATTGTTTGACCTCCTTTTTATTTAAATTATATATATTTTATATTAGCTTTTATTAGGTCATATATAAATGTTTCTATTTTTAAGATTAAAATTGCAGCTTATATAGCTTAACCACTGTTTTTACTATTAGCTAAAAATTAGAAAAAATATAATATATATATTTATATATATAAGTAGAAAACATATGCTAAGCTGTCTAAGCTGCAATTCAATATTTGTAATTATATAATTTACTTAATAAGATTTAAATAATCTTAAATAAATTAAATAACTTATATAATTTATATAATTTATATAATTTAAATAAGATTTAAAATGATAAACACTAAAATTTGCACAGTAAGTATATCATTGAATGATTTAGAATATATGAAACAATCTAGATTAAGCCCTTCTGGTATTATTCGTGATGTTATAAAACAACTCAGAGATAAGGAGAATAAAAATGGCACAAACACAAATTCAAATTGATGCTAGACAACTTGCTTGTATTCAGAATAAAGAGCGTATGAAAGATATTAAAATAGAAATTAAGAAAGGTAATATAACTTCTGAAGATGTTGAATGGTTACAAAAGCGTGTATGGGATAATCGTTGGATGCAGATTGAACTTATCTCAATGCTTGATGATATTAAAAATAATCCAGAATTAACTCCTTCTTTAAAATTAAAACTAATAGATACATATTCAAATGTATATAAAGCATTACATGGTAATAAGGTGCAGATAGATGTTTCTGGCTCAATTGATATAAATCAACATGAAAAGCTTATTACAAGCGATTTAAACGTAGTTAATGCTGAAGTAATAAGAACTACTGATGGCACAGAATAACTGGGTACAATGCGATTGTGGTGGCTCTGGCGAAGACCATAGACCAGATTGTTATGCTTATTATTTTGAAATACGAAGAAAAAAACAATTTTATGCAAAGAGAGCTGTAAAATGAATATAAAATATCCTAATGGTAAATTCTTTAATACTAACTTACTTTATAAATGGGTAAATTATATACCACATAAAGGTCAAGAGCTTATTCATAACAGCAACAGCAGATTTAGATTTCTAGCTTGTGGTAGGCGATGGGGTAAAACTATGTTTGCTTCTAAAGAACTTTTAAACGAAGCAGTAGCATGGGCTAATCATAGATATTGGATAGTAGCTCCTAATTATAGCCTAACTGAAAAAGTATTTAGAGAAGTTCTAAAGGATTTCACATTTACAAGATTAAAAGCTTGGGTAAAGAAAGCCTCTGAATCAGAAATGAAAATATATTTAACTAACGGCACGGTTATAGAATGTAAATCTGCCGATAATCCAGAGAGCTTATTAGGTGAAGGGCTTAACGGTATGGTAATAGATGAAGCTGCAAGAATTAAAGATAGCATCTGGCATGAATATTTAAGACCTACGCTATCAGATAAACAAGGATGGCTTTTAGCAATTAGTACACCTAAAGGGCAGAATTGGTTTTATAGAGGATATATGGACGGTCAAAGAAAAGTTGATAATACTGAAAGTTGGAACTTTACAACAGCAGATAATCCTTATATAAAACCTGAAGAGATAGCATTAGCTAAAACTACAATGCCACAAAGAGCCTTTGAGCAAGAATATTTAGGTATATTTTTAGGTTCTGTAGGTGGAGTATTTAGAAGCATTCAGCAATGTGTTGATGATAGTATAGTAATGCGTGATGATGCTGAAGGTGGAATAAAATATTGTATGGGCGTAGACCTTGCAAAATATCAGGATTTTACCGTAATTATTGTTATCAATAAAAATAATAACAAAGTAGTTTATTTTGATAGATTTAATCAGATTGATTGGACATTGCAAGAGAAAAGAATTATTGAAGTATGGAATAAATTTGCTCAAGCTGAAGTATTTGTAGACGCAACTGGTGTAGGTGATAGAGTATTTGAAGAGTTAGCAAAAACTATAACAAATATTAACGGTATAAAGTTTACAGGCACAAGCAAGACTGAACTTATAGATGAGCTTTCTATAATGATGGATAACAAACTTATACATTTCCCAGATATACCAGAACTTATTGATGAGTTAAATATTTATGAGTATGAAGTTACTAAAGCTGGTAATGTTAGATTAAATGCTCCAGTAGGTTATCATGACGATTGTGTTATCGCTTTAGCATTAGCAGTTCAAGGAATAAGAGCAGGATTTACTATTAGTGATTTTGCTATCGCATAATTATATAATTTAATAATTAATATTTATAAATAGTAAAAATATATTTTATTTATTAATTAACTTCACTTTCACTTTCATGGGATTCATTCAAGAAACAGCTCGTAAGATTGCAGGACCAGATAGTAATATCATAAATAGTGTACCTATTTATTCTGATTTAAAGACTGAAGAAGCTTTAAAAGGTTTAGTATTACCTGAAACTAAAAATAAATTTGATACTGATAAATATGGTGAAGAACACCCTTTTGATTTTAAAGTTATAGAAGGCTTATATAAAAAGTTTGGATTTATCACTGGCGTAGTTGATAAATATGTGGACTTTGTTGTAGGAGCTGGTTATGATTTTAAAATTATAAATGAAGTAGATAATGAAGTAAAAGAAAGAGCAGAAATTATTATTAACGATTTCTTATATGATTCTGATTTTGACACACTTATGAGAGCATGGGTAAAAGAAGGATTACTAAAAGGCAATGGCTTTTTAGAGTTTAGTTTTAAAGGTAGTAAAATTGATGGAATGAAATTATTAAATGCTAATTCTATGTATGTTAAAAGAGATAAGAAAGGAAAGATTGAGAAATATAATCAAATCATCGGTGGATTTAGTAAGATAGCTTTATCTGATGAAGATGTTATTGAATTTAAACCAGAAGAGATTGCACATTTAAAACTTAATTCTATTGGCTCTGATGCTTACGGATTAGGCATTATTTATCCAGGAGAAAACACAATCAATAATATAATTGGTTGTGAAAAAGATATGCATATGTTAGTAAGTAGAAAAGCTAATGTTCCTTATCATGTTCAGATAGGAGATATAGCAAGTAAAAGATTTCCTAGCGATGCAGCTATTACTGGCTTTGGTCAAAAGTTAGAATGGTTACATAATAAACACGAATGGGTAACTGGACCAGATATAAATATTAAAACTGTTGATTTTGGTAATGTAGGAGAAAAGTTTGATGCTCCTTTGAAATATGATACAGATATGTTATTCTTTACATTCCAAGTTCCTGAAGTATTAATGGGAAGAGGCTCAATTCCAGAAGGTTTAGCTCAAGTACAAATGGAAGCTTTTATGATGAGAGTACAGAGCATACAAGCTGAAATTGAAAAGATAGTAGAAAAGCAAATTATTAAAAAAGTTCTTTTAAGTAATGGTATAGATTTAGATATAGAAATGGATTGGGGTAAATCCAACAATAAAGAAAGAGACGCTGAAATAACCTTAATGAGTTCTTTAGTTGGTAGATTTGGACCAGCTCTTAATACTATGATAGAAGAGAAGATAGTAAACTTATTAGGTTTTGATACAGAAAAATATAGAGAACTTAAAGAAGTTGAAAAGATAGAATCAGAGAAAGAAGATGAAGATGAAGAAGAAAAAGAGTCTCCTAAAACTAATACTGAAAAATCATTACCAGCTATTCCAGGAGAAAGAGTTGAAAAGATAAAAGGAATATATAATGAGTTATATAATTGTCCACATTGTTTTAATGAAGCAGTAGAAGATGCTGAATCTGATTATGAATTAAAAGAATGGTTAGGCTTTAACTATTTAGGCATGAAACAATTTATTTTAAACGCTGTTCTTAAAGATAGATTTAGCAATATTAGAGCAGATAATAAAGAAGAACTTGCTCAAGGTTATCTAAATAAAGAGCAAATAAAAATTGTAAAGAATAAATTTTATCAAGCTTTTGAAGAAGGTAAAAGTGTAAATTGGATTAAGAATAATATTAAAGAACATATACCAGACCTTTATGCAACCGATGAAACTGGTAACATGACTAAAATTCTAAGCAGTGATGTTAGAGCTATGTTAATAAGTAGAACAGAAAGCACTAGAATTGCTAATATAGGAAACCTTGATTATTTATCAGAAAATAAAATGCAAAATGTTAGATGGATTTCTGCAGTATCAGAAAGAACTTGTGAAGATTGTGATTCAGAAAATGGTAGAATATACTCAGTATCTGAAGCTTATAGTTTAATTCCTAAACATATCAATTGTCGTTGCACATTTGCGGGTGTGACTGAACTTGACAAATAAAATTATTATTTGCGATAGATGTCAGCAAAGATTTTGCGTTGATAGTACAGATACAGATTTTGAGCATATATGCAATTCAGGTAATTTAACTTTAGACCAAGAAGATAAATCAGACCAATTTATATCTTGGCAAGATTATTCAGGCTCTGGTGGTTTATCTCAAGGCGATATACAAAATCAAGGATTAAAAAATAAACTTGATGGAACTAGAGCTGGTATTGAAGGTAATCGTTTAGGTGATTTTACTAGAAGAGGAAATAAAGCTGAGAATACTAGACAAAGACAGCATATACATTCAATGGTGTTAAAATGACTGAAGATTTAAAAGAAGCAGTAACTGTAATAATAGATGAAGAGAAAAAAGAAGAAGGTATGAAAGATTTAGTTTATACTTTAAAGACTTTTTCTAGTAATGATGCAAGTACTTCTACAGAGCCAATAAAGGGCAAATTACAAGCATTAATAATAACTTCTGATAAATCTGTTTGGGTATCTATTTCATCAGCTATTGACGGTTTTATGATATATGAAAAGAAAGATTATGTTGGTACTTATTATTTACCTGTTAGAATAACACCAGTTAGTAAATCAGGTAATCAATTCAATTTTGCAGCTGATAAATTTTATTTAAATGAGCCTCTTAATATAATAATAAAAGGACAAGTTGATACTACTGTTTCTATAAAGATAAGATATTGCGAGGAGTAGTCAATGCCAGAAGCAATCATTGACGGTGCAGGAAGTGGCAATTTAGCTAGAGTTAATTCTGATGGTAGGTTATTAGTAGATTGCGATTTAAATGATAATCCATATACAGGATATAATCCTGAAACAGTTTTAGTTTATTCAGGTACTTCAATTGGTAGTATTTTTAAGATAATTCCCACAGGAAGTATTGTTAAAGTATTAAGTTATGATGGAAGTGATAATTTAATAAGAGCAGGTGCGTGGGTGCAATTGTAAATGAAATACACTTACAACTTCGACACGGACAAGCTTGATGTTATAAATACTGAATCTGATTTTTCAGCATATTTTGTTCCATATTCTGGAGCAAACGCAACAGTTAATTTAAATTCTCAAACACTGATTACGACAGGAAAGATAATTGGAGAATTAGCAAAAGTTCAAACAGATGAACCAGTACCACAGATTGGTGATTTATGGTGGGATTCAGATGAAGTAGTTGTAGAATCAAGACTATTGTTGGACCAGTCTGTTGTTCAATCTGTAACTAACGGAGCACCCAATTTTCAGAATGGAATAACATTAGGAAGCGGATATACTTCAACAGATGCAGAACCATGGGGAACTTCTTTTTGGGATACTAATAATCATACAGTAACAACAGTTTTAGAAAGCGGTGTTAAATTACAAAATGGGCAAGAGCTTCATATTTATGCAAAGAATATAACAGGTTCTACAATAGCAAATGGACACCCAGTTTCAATAGTTCAAAATGTAGGTCAATTTACCGCAATAGGTTCTGTTGATATAACTTCACCATCGGCATATGCGTTTGCAGGATTGGCAACGCAACCATTTACAACCAACGGCTTTGGTTATGTGACAATAAGAGGAGTTGTCAGAGATATTGACACATCGGTTTTAGACGAAGGTAAGCCTGTTTATGTTTCGCCTAGTGGTGGATTAACTAAGATGTTTCCTAGCGTGCCAAACTATATTGTAAATGTAGGAATTGTAGAATATAAACATTCACAGCATGGAAGAATAAATGTCTTTCCATTAGTTAATCCTAAATTCTCAGATTTATCAGATGTTGATGGAACACCTCTTGCAACCACTGGACAAATGGCAATATGGAACAATAGTAATAGATATTTTGATTTTAATTACAATATAGGCAGTTATGTAGCAAAGCAATCAGAACTAAATGTTAATATTACAGGCAGTGTAGCTTTTGGTAGTGGAGCTAATATGACTACATTTACTAATTATGGTCACATGATAACAACAGGTTCTGCTAGAACTTGGAGAGACGAATTAGGAGACATTACAAAATTAAAAGCTCAAGGTATAAGTATAACAGATAATGCGGCAGAAGCTTGTACTACATTTGCTAATAATGCAACAACAAATTCATTTTTATATACAAATTTACAATTAAATCACGATAGAGATTTATCAAGTGAATTACACCCACATTTGCATTGGATGCAGATAGGCTCTCATATAAATGCTGGTTCTATAACGCCAAACTGGTATTTAGCACACAGATGGCAAGTAAATGGTGGTAGTCTTACAACTGCTTGGACTGGTGGAGCATGGATAGGAAACGCATTTTCTTCTCCAGGTAGTATTCATCAAATTACAATGTTTCCAGCTATTACTCCGCCAACTGGAACAATGATTTCAGATATAGTGCAGTTTAAATTATATAGAGATACAAATAATAGCACAGGTAGTTTTGTTGGAGCAGACCCAGTAGCAACAGCAGTTGATGCATTAAGTTTTGACGTTCATTTTATGACAAATAGTTTAGGTAGTGATGAGGAGTATGTTAAATAATGGGAGTACTAAAAGTATATAATGGTACAGATTGGGTAGCTACTTCTGATAGTGGTTATTCTGTTAAACAACATAGTTTAATGGCTAGTGGAGATTGGAAAAATTGGTATATTATGTCACAATATGTAGTTTTAATTCCTATGGATGTTGCTAATTCTTATCCTAATGGATTTACAATTACTTCATGGTATTTGAAATGTAGTTCAGCAGACCCAGCAACAGAAATTAATGCTAATTTAAGATATTGTGATGCACAAGGAACAGGAGCATTTCCAGGAGCAAATATTGTGTTAGTAGACGTTTTAGATACAACAACGGGAAATTCTCAAAGAACAGATATGTCACAATCTTCAAAAGGGAATGGTATAATTCCAGCTGGTAAAATATTATATATCCAAATGGATGCAGACCCAACAGACCCTTATGTATTTTGGACTTTAACAATTAATTTTATTGCGGTGCAATAAATGGCAAATAAATATTTACACGCTTCGGGGGGGACGGGGTCATGGTCTGATGCCACTGGAACTTGGAGAACAACAGACCAAGGAGCAACAGTAACAACAGCACCAACTTCTTCTGATATAGCTTTTTGTACAGCTAACGCAGGAGCGAGAACATTATTAATAGACGCAGCAACAAACGTAGCACAACAATTAAATTGCACAGGATTTACTGGGACTTTAGATTCTACAAGTACATCTAACATTTTAACAGTTACTACAAATATTACTATTCCTGCAACTGTGAACTTTGGAGCTACTGCGTTCACTCTAGTTGAGAGTACAGGAACAGCTACACTTAATATGCCTATAACATTCCCCTGGAATTTTCAGTTTGCAGGAACAGGTGGTACTAAAACATTATCCGCAAATACTGTAATTTCTGGGACAACTTATTTATCAACAAGTTTAACTCTTAACGGAAACAAATGGACAACTAATGGTATAGAAAGTACTTCTGCAAGTGCAGGTTATACTATGCAAGGTACTGTTGAACTAGAGGTTACTGGCGGGAATTATAACAAAATTATTAAAAGAACAACTGGCAGTAAATTAACTTTTAACGGAAACATTACAATAAAAGGTAGCACAACAACACAACAAACTACCGGTATTTATGATTGTGATTTTCAATATGTGTCTGGGGTTGTGAGTGTAGATAGTGATGTTATTTTTAGCATTAACGGGACAAGCACGATTAATGTAGGCAACAATATAATATTTGAAAACATTGATTGCTCTGGAACATGCACTTTACAGTCTGATTTATACATTGCTAAATCGTTACAAGTTGTAGGTACAACTTCTATGACTTGGAACGGAGCATATACTGTTCATGTCGGGTATGGAGGAGGTACAGGACACTTAATAATGTATAACTTAGGAACTTATATTTCGACAACAACTAAGATTTCAATGGAAGGCACAGGAACAGTTTTTAGGTCAACAGCATTAAATGGGATGAATTTTGAGTGTGTTAGTGCTTTACAGATTGATTTAGACATTAACACACCTGGTACAGCTA